TGATCCTTCGGCAGGATGAGCGTGTTGGCTTTGGACTCACCGATCTTGTTGGAGATGTCCATCTTGACCAGTTCGTCCTGATTGATGTTCGGGTTGCCAGCGTACCGCTGCACCACGAGATCGAAAATCTGCTGATCATTAGCCGTCGTATCCGGCAGCAATTCCGCCGCGGGCGAGTAAGCCATGAGCAGAATGTCCGACGGGGGAAGATTCCGATCCATCATCTGCAGGCACGCGTTGATCGCGTCCTCATCGAGATGCTCGTGAACTTCAAACGGCACCAAGAACGCAGGCAGCTCCATGCCGCTACGGTCGAAGGCTTCAACAACCTCCCGACGCGCCCACACCGCTCCCGGCTCCTTCTGACGCACAATGTCCAGCATCGCCTTCAGATCCGCCGCAGACTTCACGTGCTCAGGGTGACAGATGCCTCGCTGCATTCGCTCCACGCCGCGGGTGTACTGCTTGCTCCAGCGCATCAGGATGCCCTGACGCAGCTGATTCTCGATCGCAGCTACGCGGTTGACCTCGGAAGCCGTCTGCTTGTGCCCGACGTTGCTGTCAGTCACTTGCCCGGGCAGGAAGGTCCCCACCTGAATCTCGGCCAGCCCACTGATGAATTGATCCAGTCTCAGGAAGTCCTCGACGTCCGCGGGCACGTTCTGCGGGATCACCTCGTACCCCTCCGACACGTAGGCGATCGGGTGCATCACCGTCAGCGGGGCGGAATCAGGACGAGCATTGGGCCCGCGCTTCATCAGCAGCAGACCCTTGAGATACACGTCGTCGATCACAAGGTTCCGGGCTTTTTCGATCGCGATGTGCGTGTTGTACAGGTCCCGTCCCGCCCCGCGGCTGGACATCAGATTGCCCGAACCAACTTCTACCGAATACAAAGCGATGGCTTCGGACATGTGATTGTACCGGTCCAGCTGAGTGCAAATCTCGTCACCGCTCTTGTCGTCGAACAAGTAACGGGAAATCTTGCCGTGCGGCTCCCGGACAATGATTTCGCCCAGCTCAACGTACTTCGCGTCGTTCTCGTAAGACGCCCCGTAGCTGCCCTCGCGGATCCAATCCTCGTACCTCCGGGCGTCGTCATCCGCGTCCAGCGTACGGCCCGCAGGAATCGCCGAGTTAATCGCACGAACCAAATTATTGATGTGCCACCCGGCCAATGCCGACACCTCGGGGTGTTCGAGGACGGGGAGCAACTCAGCGATCTGATACCTGCGCTTGCGACCAAGGATCGGTGTCGCGTCCGTATCGTGCGGCGTTTCGATCGAGAAGAACGTGTAATCCTGTCGCATGAACTCCGGCTTCCAATCCCGGAGATCGTCCCAGATCCAGCCGCAATACCCGAAGCACGTATTCTCGTGCGTCGTCTGCGCCAAAAGATCGTCGTGCCCCTTCCACGACCGAATGCACTTCGTGATCTCCTCGCGGAAAACTTTCGTCTTGTTCTCCGAGTCCGCAGTCTCCAGCGGGTATTTCGAGTACGTCAACGTCGGCGCGTTCTCGATCACCTCCCGGAACGGGGGCTGAATCCGGCTGACCATCGTGGACAGGAACCCCGTCGGACGGTTGCTCCGCCAACTCTGCCCCATGCTCTCCAGCTTTTTCATGGAGTACGGGGGCTCGTTGTTCAGCTTCTTCTGAATCAGCTGATTCTTGCGGTTCCTCTCGACGTTCTGCTGCTTGAGCCTGCGGTACGCACTGTGCGCCTGACGGGCGTCCTTGAACGTCCTCCTGACCTGCAACGTCTTCGGGTTGACCGTGTCGTTCGACGAGTCATCCGCGTTCACCACGTCCAGATCAAGCGTCCTCGGCTTGCTGTGCGGGTCGAGGATACGCGGAGCGTGATCGGCGAACCGATCGGTGAACATTGGGTCTAGGGGAGCGAAGTCAGACATGATAAGTTATTATTTCAGCCAGCAATGATCCGGCAGCCGCGGAGCCGTGGACAGTGCGTCCTTCTCAATGAAGGCAGCCGTCCGGTTGTCGTGACGCAGGACGTGACATCCAAGGATCCTCGGAGTCGTGTGCGTGTCCCGGGCCTGACGCACTGAAGCCGTGATGCGTTCCACAGAGACGACACACGAACTGCAGCCCGTCTTCCATTGCGCGTTGTACTGGCAGCCCGCGCAAATCCTCGCCCGGCGTTCGGCTTCTTCGTCGGACACCAACGCGAAGGGCTTCTGGGAATTCTGCAAATTGGTCGCCCACGTCTGGATGTCGTTGAGCAATTGAATCGATGCGGTCGGATGCGCGACGCTCGTGACATTCACCGTCACCTTGTCCACGCCGTGACAGAAATGGGGGCTCCGCCCGCAAATTTGACTATTGACATCCCCGATCACGTCGCCCGACGGCAGGCCATTTTCGGCACGGTACTTCTCCACCGTGGTGTAAAGATCCCCCAGTGTTGGTGCTTCCAATCGCACGTCACTCTGGAAGAAGTGCCACCCTCCGGGAGGGATCATTCCGTTAATCGGTTTTGCAGCCACAATGGTTCTGAATATGAGGTTGGATGTAAAAAGACAAGCGTTATTTCCTATTCGGAGAAATCCACGAATTCAAGCATATCGACGATACTTTGGAGCTTTTTCTCCCGGATTCGACGCTCCGGCGACTTGTTTACGACCATTTCCGCCGAAAATCCCGACCTCTGCCGCATGAGATAAACAAGCAACGAGAGGGAATCCAACGCGTCCGGTGACTTGCTTCTCGTCCGTTTAACGTAGTCCGCCTTGCTCTCGACCCGCACGAGTCCCTTACCTTTCTGCTTGTACCGTCGCCCGGTCGCCTGACGGATCAGTTCCTCGTGCCGGAAGCCGGGAGCGATCTTGAGATACCCGAACTCGATGTACCGCGCCAACCCGAAGAGCAGCTCGGTCACCACGCCGTGATACAATTCGTTCGCCTTCTGCGTGTCGTCGCCCAGCACCCGCGTGTCGGTCGCCGCCCACGAGTAATTGACGCCCATTACCTCTTTGCCGAACAGCGAGCACAGACTGTCGTGGATCCCCGAGCCATTGCCCGTCCGGTCCACGCACAGCCAGTTCGGAGAGATGCGCATCTGCTTGCAGAATTTGATGATCGCGTTCGTCTGCTCCAGCGTAGCCTTCTTCGGGAACGTGATCTGGGCGTCCAGCTGCAGGACCGTCCGAGCCTTCGGGTATCCTTGGAACTTGCCGGACAGATCCGTGAAGCCGTCCGACAGCCCGAACCTGCCGTAGCTGCACACGACGCTGTCGTTGCCTTCCAACGCCAAGTCGAACGCGGCCAGTGGCACGACCGGGCCGATGAACCGCACAACCCCGATCGCGTTGTTCATCATGGCGGGCGTCATGATCGCCATCGCCATGCCCTCCTCCGGGAACCATCCCCGGGCCATCGTGTAGTACTCCGCCGTGAGCCCGCGCTGCTGATAACTCTGGAAGCCCTCGAAGGTCTGCAGGCCCGCGTAGACGACCTTCTTCTGCACGACGTTCTCGCACTTCAGGGCGTCGATGCGCAGGACGCGGTAGCCCTCGCGGCTGTCCCACTCGTAGTCGTCCTCGCAGTCCACCGATCCCCAGCCGTTCTTCGGCTCGCACCGGACACCGAAGTCGCTGGTCCGGTCCTTCGGGTTGCTGGCCGCGAAGATTTTGATGTGCCCTCGGAACATGGCGTCGTCCATCGAGCTGGCAATGTTGTTGACGCCCTCCCACACGCCGCCGGGGATCTCCTCCGCCTCGTCGAGGATCACACGGATCCGGGACAGCCTGCCGTACTTGGGGTGCGCTTTGCCGAACCGCGGTGACGGGTGGAAGCCGCGCAGCGTGCCCGCGCCCGATTCACCCCGCGGGATCGCCACGAGGTGGATGCCCTGCTTGCTGTCCTCGTTGGCCTGAATGCTCGTGACGAGCGCGTCGCCCTTGGGGAACTCCGGCTTGACCAGTGCCGCACGGTGGAAGTTCTTGATGTGCGCGTAGATGTTCCGCTCGGCGTGCTCCCGGGTCAGCGAGATCACCTTGATGGCCGTGTAGAACGGATCCCGCAGCCAGTCCAGATAGAACCACGCCGCGGCGTTGAATGACTTGCCCATCGCGCCCGCGCCCTGCACCAGCGTCTTGTCGTACCGGAACAGGCATCGCCACGTGTCCTGAGCCGACTGGGGCCGCCAGTCGTAGACGTCCGAGCCCCACAGGATCGTGGCCGCGGCCTCGAACTGATTCTTGTCGAGCAGGTGCTGGACGAACTGCAGCACGATCGCTTTGGCCCGGGGGACCGTGATGACCGTGTTCTCGGGGTCCTTAGTCGCGTGGGCGAGGATGTACTTGGCCGCGTAGAGCAGGCCCTTGTCCTCGTCGCGGTCCACCTCCTTGCGGATCGACTCCGCCAGCTTCAGCGCGTGGCTGGTGTTACGGGCCGGGAGAGTCGGGGTCGGGTTCATGCGGGATGTCAACCTTGTCGTTGAGCGACAGGACGCCCTCCTCGGCGTCGGGGATGACCACGGCGTCCATCACGCCCTCGCCATCGATCGTCCGGCTCTCCCGGTCCCGGACGGTGAAGGTCAGCGACAGATTGTTGTCCTGAGAAATCTTGAGGCGGTCGTCCATTTCCCCTGCGAGCTTGGCGTCGAGAGCGATGGCCGCCAGCTTGTCGTAGACTTCCTCGACGCCGTTGGCACGGTTGATGACCTTCGTGGGCACGATGCCCTCGCCCATCTGTCGTAGCAGCTCGCGTTTACGGGTCAGGGCCAGCACCGACCGCGTCAGGACCTCCTCCCGGATCTCGGCGATGCGGGCGTTGATGTCGGCCCGCCGGGCCAGTGTGGACGCGTAACCGTCGGGGTTCTTGGCCTTCGGGTTGATCTTGGCGTACGCTGCGGTCGCAGTGTCGCCGGACTCGGCGATCAGGTGCGCAAACTTCTCATGGGTAGCGTTCTTCAGTGCAGGCATAGCAGCTGCCGGGATACGCTCCCGGCGGGCGGGTCAATCCGTTAGTTGGCCCCGCTGGTCTGGTCCTTGCCCGTAGTGTAAGCCGAGTGGCAGACTGGAGCCCCGGGGAAGCGACCGTACGGGTAGATGAACGCACCGTTGGCGTCGAAGTACAGCTCGTATCGCTTGCTGGTGTTGGTGTGGTCGAGGAAGATGCCGTTCGCCTCGGTGATGGCGTGGCAGACGAAGTTCTCGGGTTGTGGGACCACAGGCTTGCTGGTAGTCGTGGTGGCCTGAGACGTGCCATGTGTGAGCGTGGCCGACGTGGGATAAATGTTCCCGGCGATGAAGGAGGTGCGAGTGGACATATCCGGGGAGCATGCCGCGGCGATTATGCCGCGTCAACACTTTTTCTTTTACTCGATTCTCGGACCATTTAACTGCTTGATCTACTCTGTTACCATGCGACACTGACGCAGTGAACCCGAGATTAAATTGGCTGAACGACCCGAAGCACGCCACACGGCTCAGGGAACTCGCGAATCAGAGCATCAGGAAACACGAGCGAGAAATCAGGAAATATGCCCCCAAGAACAGGGAACGGTCGCGTCGGTATCAACAGGAACACCCGGATAGGATGGCGGACACGGCAGTGCGTCGCAGGGCCCGGATACGCGGACAGGCACCAGACCTGAGCCCGGACGACCGCGGCATCATCCTGACGATCAGGCAGGCCGCCCAGCGCGTGGAACGCTGCACCGGGATCCCGTTCGACGTGGACCACGTGACCCCGCTGGCCCGGGGAGGGAAGCACGTCCCGGAGAACATGCGAGTCATGCCCGCGTACTGGAACCGCAAAAAGTCAGCCAAGACCCCGGAGCAATTCGCACAAGTACTTGAAGCACTGGGCGTTAGTCTCTAATGACGACCAGATAGGGGTCGGATTAAAGATGATCTCTATTATTTGTAGTTATCGACGCAAGTGCTGAAGATGAGGCACTTACGCAAAGTGCTACTATGCCGCGGAAAATGTTTTTGCAGTTAGCAGTGGAATAATCTTGCACTGAAGCACTGAAATTTGATACACTTAATAAAAAATACTTACATCGGGACGTCACGACTCCCCGACATCCGGTAACACGAGCCCGCCAGACACGGGTTCCCTGCCGCACTGGTACATTGTCGCACTGACGCACTGAAACCGAGCCACAGGGCATCCTCGACGCAGCGCGGGGCATCACAAGAGTGCGGCAAGCTATCTCTTTTGGCCTTCCGGGGCGATTTTGACCCGGTATACAGAGACAGGGCAGCACTGCAACAGTGTAAACGGGACAGTCTACAGTGATCCTTGACGCCCGAGGACGGCCCTCACAGAGGAAAACGCAGGGGCTGCAGGGGGTGCGGGGGGTCCCTGCGAAAAGTCCCTGCAGACCGCGGGCCCGCACAGACAGAGGCTCGGCAGGCGATTTGCAGGGGCTGCAGGGACTATTTAATAATTTTGTTGTAAAAATAAATTTAATATATAGGGAGCCGGGGTGGGCCCGCTGGCCGCCGCCCGGGGAGGTTTCAAAAAGCCCCTGCAGCCCCTGCAGCCCCTGCAAAATCGTTGTATCAACCGTATCCACAGTCACTTACAAATCCACTGTACCCCCCTGCACCCCCGCAGGGGCTTCCCAACCCCCTGCACCCCCTTCTCTGTAGCCCTGAAGCATTGCGACCCTGAAGCCAACTAACAGCTTCATCAATTCAATGTAAAATGAAAAACTGCTGCATTGAATCAGTGTAGCAGATAATCACGATAATAATGTTGGGTGGATTATTTGCGGGTCCGGTTGCGCAATTCCCGGGCGAGGCATCTCCTCCTACTTTGGCAACGGACGGTGGGTGCGATATCGCATGGCTTTGAAGTGTCCAGCTTTCACGCCCAGCTCAAATGACCATGCCTTTATCCATTCACCGCCGATATGATGCTTTGGTTGAACCTCATCCCC